GTATAGGCGCTGGGCTTGGTCAAGCGGCTGAAGAAGGCATAGAGAGCCTGTTAGGTCTTCAGAGTCAATCTCTTGGTGAAGTAGCTAAGGATGTGGGTAAAGAAGCCGCTCTGGCAGGCGCTATTGACTTCGCAACCGTCGGAACATTTAAAGCTGGACGCGCATTGATAAGCGGTGCTGGAAAGACTGCTAACGCTGGTGCTAGAGCCTTGGGGCAAGGTGAGCGTGAACTGGGTAAGGAGCAAGCTGAACAAGCCTTACGCATTATGGATGAGGGCGGAATGCCCAGTTATGAATCAGCGGGTATGCCAGCAGCTATTTCTCGTGCTTCACAAATTGCTGAAGCCATTGCTGGAAAAGAAAAACGTGCCATTCAAAACGTACAATTTGCGCTAGGTAAAAAAGCGAAATTGCTTCAAGACGCAGGTATCATGGATGACGCAGGCAATATGATTGCCGGAGCTTCTGTAGATGATTTGGCTAAAATAATAGCTGATGCGGCTCCAAACAAAGCAGCTAAACTTCAAAAGTCATTAGATGATGCACAAAACGCGCACATGAAGGCGATTGATGACACAATATCAGTTCTTACTAAGTCAACAAAAGAAGGCACTGACATTGACGATGCCGTGCTTGATGTACTGATGTACAATTATGACGAGTTCGCAAAGGGCGCAAATGCTAACTACAAGGCAGTTGATGACAAGCTTGCTCAGATAACCGGAGACATTGAAGTCAACGGTAGGACTATGCGAGTTGAGGGCGGAGAGCTTCCAGTATTTAATATTTCGGCCCTAAAGACACGTTTTGATGATGTCATAGATGGGAAATATGGCGGGGCGGCTTCAGTGGCTCCTGATGAGTTTACAGCTATAGGATCTCAAATAAACGAACTTGTGAACAGAGGTTCAAAAAAAGGCTTTACAACTTTTAATGGCCTCAGAGGTCTGCGTAAAAACATTCAAGATACGTTAATGGACCCTCGGTTAAGCATATCAGATACTACACCTCGCAGATTGCTAGTCGATCTTCGCAATAATGTAGATTCTATGCTTAAAGGCGAAGTCAAGCTAAAGGGAATCGGCGCGGGTAATGCACCTAAAATGAAGAAGGCTATGTCCTTACTTCAAGATGCGAACAAAGCATATCGTGCTGAAATGCGTATGTTTAATCGCTTAGAAACTTTAGGAATAGTTCGAAATCTTGGAGAGCCGGGTGTAAATGTTAAACTTGAAGTGGGGCGCAACTACGACAAGATTATTCAAAGCCCTGCTCGCATTGAAGCGGCACTGACCGCAGCTAAGAATCAAAAGGAAATTGTACGTCAGGACTTGGCTAAACGCTATCTTGATGAAGCATTGCTTGATTCAAACAAAGATTTTGCAGACCCCACAAAGTTTAACGGCACTCAGTTCTATGGCAAGATAAAGCGTATGAACAAAGATAAGACTGGGAAGCTTTTGTTTGGTAGCGAATGGGAGCAAGTGCAAAACTTGGCGAAGTCCTTGGCTTACGGTGGTGTTAAAAAGATTGACGATGCCACATTGCAACGTATCGTATCTCAAAATCCTAATGCTAGTATTGTTCAAACTCTTCGAAGCGTTCGAGATGCGCAAGTCGGCTTGGCTGAAGCATCACAATCTAGTATTCTAAAAAAATTAAATTCTGGTACGTTGGACCCAGAAGAAGCTGCGGCAGCTATGGTTAACCCGAACATTACTCGCGCTCAAATGAACCGAGTAATGAACTTTTTTGATGAAACCCCCGGAGCGCAAGAAACTATAAAGCGAACAATTGTTAATGATATACTAGGATCTGTAGATCCAGACATTTTTATCAATGAGAAAGCGGCTTATTCTTTGCGCAATGCAATTGATTCTTACAAGCCCGAAATGCTCAACAAAGTTTTAGGAGAGCAAACGGTCAAAGATATGAAACAGATGGCTGATGATCTTGTTTTCTTGCGCGACACAGGCAAAAAAGGCGCTGGTTCTCTAGCTGCTGATGCCATTCGAACAGGTCAGTTTACAAATCCACTTGTGAACTTACCAAAGGTCGCTCGGTTTAAGGCTTTGAACTATATGTTTAACAATCCTACGGTAATGCGTAGAGCTTTGGAAGTTAAAGCTGGCAAGACAACTCCGCAGGCCGCTGCGCAAAGTCTCACAAATGCTCTTAGTGAATCAGTTACAGGTTCAGAAGCTGGATTGCAGCAAGGCGTTGAAAATGTTGCAAAAAATATAACAAGAAATTTAGAAAGAGCTAATAGAGCTAAATTAGTTGCACGCCAAAGTGGCGCAAGAGCGTTGTTAGCGGATCAAGAATCTCGCGGCACTCTACCCCCACCCCCACCTAAAAGCCGAACAAGTGTTCCACAAGTTTTGCCTGCATTAAATATAATGCAAACAAGCAGAGGGCCATCGCCTGCTCAGAAACAAGCATCGCTGCGTGAAAGAGCTAAGTCTAACCCTTACATCGCAGCGTCACTACTAGGTGGCCTTGGAAGTGCGGGACTTCTTTAGTCTTCGATTACAGAGCTAAGTCCGCCAGCATAAACTTTTGCTGGCTTGGATGCCTTGAATCCTTGATCACTATATTCAGCGTCCACAAGCAATGAGAGTTGCTGCGAAATGTTCCGACGTTCCTTGGAGGCTATCTCAACAATCTTGTTGTAGGTGTCTACGCTAACACCTATTGACTTGTACTTGTTTGCATTTGGCATTAGAATCGTTCCCATAATGTTACCAAAACAGACATACAATCCCAGACTTAAAAGGTCAAGGCCCAAGTATGGTAATAAGAAGACCGTAGTCAATGGAATCAAGTTTGATTCGAAGTGGGAAGCCGAGCGTTATCTGTATATAAAGTCGCTCGAACGCGCAGGAACAGTCAAAGACCTTGAGCTACAGGTTAGATTCAATCTCGTTGTAAACGATCAAAAGATATGTGCTTACATTGCTGACTTCCGTTACAAGCGAGAAGACAAAGAAGGTGTGTGGCAAGAAATTATTGAAGACGCCAAGGGCGTAGAAACACCTGAATTCAAACTAAAAAAGAAGCTCATGAAGGCTTGTCTAGGCATAGATATATTTCTTTCCAAAAAAAGTTCTTGACGTTCGTCCCATAGTATTCCATACATAGGGCTCTAGTAACTTAAAGCGGAGAAGCGATATGAATAGTCATGAACTATTTGAGCGTCGAGACGAACTCAAGCATGTAATTAGCGAGTTGCGTATCGAACTCAAGGACGTTGAAGAGCAATTGTCCGATACATTTTTACCTGTAGCAAAAGAAGTATTGCGGTCACACGGCAAGGACTTTGGTACTGCGCAAATCGCGCATGGCAATCAAAGGCTCAGAGTCAATGTTGGCAAGAAAGTTACATGGGATCAAGACGCGCTGCGTGACACGTTGAACAATATGTCACCAGAAAATGCACAACACTACGGCAAGCTGACTTTCGCTGTAGAAGAGCGCAAATTCACCGCCGCTCCGCCTGCGATTAAGGATGAGCTTGAAGAGTGTCGTACCGTAGAGACGGGCAGGATTACAGTGGAGGAATTGGAATAATGGCGTTGCAAATAATCACAGCCGATCAGCGACTTGCTGAGAAAAAAGGTCACAAGATTGTTGTGTGCGGCTCAAGCGGTGTGGGTAAAACCACACTTGCTCGCACCTTGAACCCAGCGACTACTCTATTTATGGACTTAGAAGCTGGAGATGCAGCAATCGAAGGTCATCCTATCGACGTTGTGCGCCCTCGTACATGGGTGGAGTGCCGTGACCTTGCTTGCTTCTTGGGCGGTGCAAACCCGTCTCTCTCCGAAGACCAGCCATACGGACAAGCGCATTATGATTATGTGGCTACAATGTACGGAGACTCCTCTGACGTATGGCAGAAGTACGATACACTGTTTGTGGACTCAATTACCGTAGCGGGTCGTTTGTGCTTCCAGTGGTGCTTACAACAGCCTGATTCGCGCTCTGAGAGGTCTGGCAAGGTCGATACACGCGCAGTCTATGGAATGCACGGGCGTGAGATGATGTCGTGGCTTACTCACATTCAGCACATCCGCGCAAAGAACGTAATCTTTGTAGGTATCTTGGATGAGGTCACTGATGATTATGGTCGTAAGCAGTACAACATGCAGATCGAAGGCGCGAAGACTGGCAGGGAATTGCCCGGTATTGTGGACGAAGTAATCACAATGGCAGTTCTGACAGGTGATCACGGTCAGTATCGTGCATTTGTGTGTCAACCTCTGAACGAATGGGGCTATCCAGCAAAGGATCGCTCTGGCAGACTAGACACTCTTGAAGAGCCTCATCTTGGTAAACTGATTGATAAGATGAATAACGGCTCACCACTAACCGACAATGATCTTACTTTTGTCGATCCTACAACTCAAACTTCTAGCGAAGGAGAAGCATAATGCTTAATTTTAATAACGTACCAGCAGATACAAATCCACAGAACCAAGAGTTCTCACTGATTCCAAACGGCTCAGTGGTTCGTGCAGTAGTTCTTGTGCAGCAAGGCGACACTGAATTGCCTGAGTTCGGACAAGGCGCATGGTTTAAGAAATCACAAAGCACATCTGCTAAGTGGATGAACCTTGAGTTCACAATCATTGGCGGTGAGTTTGATCGCCGCAAGTTCTGGCACAGTGTATTTGTCGATGGCGACAAGCTAGGCCCGAGTGGTATGCCTTTGGCAAAAGAGATTGGTCTTCGCACCTTGAAGTCAATTGTGGAAAGCGGACGCAATATTGATCCCGCTGATATGAACCCTCAAGCGCAGCAAAACCGCAATATCAGCAATATGATGGACTTGAGCGGTATGGAGATCTGTGCGAAAGTTGGCATTAAGAAAGGCACGAACGGCTATAAGGACAGTAATCAACTGACAGCCGCTCTTACGCCAAACAATAGCGAGTTTTTGCCTCAAGGCAGCATTTCAATGCAACAGACTACGCTTGCACCAAATGCTGCGCCACAAGCGCAAACTCCTCCGCAAAATAACGGAGCAGTTCCTTCTTGGGCTCAAAAGTAAGCTAGC